CTTATGAATGTTAATGTTACTAATAATCTTTTGTTAGTATTAGGGCTAATATTCTTGATTGTTAGTATATGGTTATATTACTTCATAACGTTATGATTTCATATGAGCGAGGAAGATAAAATACAAACTCAATCTGGTTACTTCTGGTCAACTATGACTGGAACAGTTGTTAATATAGACCACAAAGATGATGGTTTAGAAAAGCGACTTAGCGAGGGACTACCTGCTATGAACGAAAAAGCTTGGCAGATGTGTATGTCTTTATTCGGAGGACAACCACAACTATGACAACAATACTAAAAGCGTCTAGCCAGATAATGCTAGAGATATTAGAGAGTGCTAACAAAGGGTTAGCAACTAACAAAAAGTTAGGTGAAGTAAAACTTGTATTCTTAGAGGAAGATAATTCCATCGAGAATATAATCAAGGGGATATATAGGTATAGGGTAGTAGAAAAGGAAAGGAACTAACAATGCCAGAGACTAAAGCACGAGCTAGAGCTAGAGCCAAGAGAGTGAGTATACCTGTATCACATGTAGTGAAGGGAACAGGTAAAGGTTACTTCATAGCTCCAAGAGGAGTTAATAAATCCAAAGCTAAGCGAGCCTATGCTGCTATGCGTTCGCGAGGATATTCGAAAGCTAAGGCAGCAAAGATAGCTCATTCAATACAGAAGAAGAAATGAAGGTATATAGTCTAATAATGTTTCTACTTGTTAACCAGACTAACTTTCCTATTACTAGTGTTTGGTTAGCAAAGCATGGTACAAATGCTTGGTTTCGAGTTACTTACAAAACTAACCAAGTCACTTATGATAGCAATGATAGTAAATGGGAACTGTTTGATTTGAAGATAGGTTATGATAATAAGAAAACAGAGACATTCAATCAGGGTGGATTCGTTACAGATGTTAAGCGTATAACTCTATCTGTTGTTGGTTCTAACAAATGGCAAGCACACTATGAACAATGAGGTAACATATGGCAAAACTAACTCCTGATGAATATACCCGTGAACGTATACAGGTTATTGGTAAGTTTATCGAAGATGAAATACCAGTAGATTGGGGATTCTTTCTGTTAGTATTTCCTCATGGAGACAAGGAAGGTAGAGCTAACTATATATCTAAGTCGAGTCGTAAGGAAGTACTAACTATGATGAAAAATTTCATTGAACGGAGTGAAGCTAATCCGGCTGCTTGGATGACACATAGTGATGATTCAATATGAAAGCTAGTGAATTGATTAAACTAGTACAGGATGAAGTTAGTAAGCATGGAGACTTAGAGATTAGCTTCTTCTATGGGACTACTCCTAATGAAAGTCGAGATGTATTTTATGAACCAGATATAAATCAGATAGCAATACGAGCAGGTTAACATTATGAGAAGATTTGAATTATTTAATGTAGAGGAGTTAGCTTTGTTAGGAGTAGCTATAGCAACAGTAGGAAAGGAAGACTTTCCTGAGATTAGACCTTTACTAACAGAGCTTAACTCAGAGTTAGATCTAAGAAAGGAACCAGATGAACCAGTTCGAAGCTAAGAACCTAGAGGATATAAAGTTATCATTATCTAAGCTACTGTCTCCAGAGATAGTTATATGGAGAGTACATGTGATTAACAATCCATATCGAGGAACTAACATTTCGGAAGAGATAGTTAAATTACTAACTAAAGAGCTAACTAAAAGAGGAGTAGACGTTGAGCCGTTGGAGGCTGTGCATGATCGAGAATTGCGGCCGTATGCACAAAGCAAAAGGATATTGTGATCCTCACTATAAAAGATTTGTTAGTCATAAGATAGATCCTAATAGACCTATTATATCAAGAAAAAGAAAGGTTAAAGTTATATGGAAGGGTCCGAGTCCAATCAGAATCTAACAGAGCACATGAAGCGAATGTTAGACTATATTCAAAGGAAGAAGAAGATTGTTAATAAAAATCTACCTAAGACGTTTCCTAAGCCTAAGGTTTTGCCTCCCCCTTCCCCTAATGATAATCCTTTAGACGGAATGGACAAATGGGATTTAGACAAGGAATTTGTAAAGCGTAGGATTAGACAGACAGAAGTTAGGACTATGGCTTTTGAAATGGATCTAGCACGGATTCGAGAATCGCTGATAGAGAAGGAGTTAGTTATTAAGCAGCTATCCTTTCTGTTAGTAGCTATGCGGCAGAAGATATTAGCTATACCTAGCACCTATGCTCGCAAGCTATTACATAAGGAGGATATGCGCGAGGTTAATGCTATACTTCAGCAGCTAGCATTTGAACTAGCAAAAGAGTTGCAACATCTTCCACAAAAAGCTGTAGATGCTAATTGGCTGGAGAAGTTAGAAGAGGAAGGGGAACTTTCACCTCCTATGAAATCATAACGTTATGAATGATTTCAATTGGCAATTTGCAATTTGGATATTTGGAATAGTAGTATTGATATATTGGATAAGATGGACAATATAGTGAAAGATGAGGATAGGTTAATATTGCTAGTGATAATACTAGCATTGTTGATTTATATCATTATTAGCTATATATCTATTTATTATATTGGACAAGGCTTATGGCAGTAGGTAGGATAACCAATTCAATAGCTATTAGGAGACTAGTAGAGGAACGTAAAGCTATCTATGTCAAGAAGTTTAGCAAGGCTAATCTTCGACAGATAGATAAGGTTAGGCAATGTGTTAATATAGTTACAGATTGGGATGATTGGTCTGATCCTGCGGGTTTCCTATGGTATAAGAAAGCCTTTCGATTGTTAGCACCTCCGCCTATGATAACTGTTAGTCAATGGGCGGATATGTTTCGACAGATAGCTACTGAGTTTGCTGCTGAACCTGGAAAGTGGCATACTGACAAGTTTGATCCTATGCGTGAAGTTATGGATGAGTGTAGTCCACATTCGAAACATAGGAGAGTAGTATTAGTTAAGCCTGTACAATCTGGAGGGTCAGAGGCTTGTGTGTTGAATCCTATTGGTTATACTATCGATATTAATCCTCGTAGTATGTTAGTAGTCTTTCCTACCTTAGATGCTTGTGAGTCATTTAGTAAAGAACGAATAGAGCCTATGATAGCTAATACTAGTACCTTAAAGGATAAGGTAGTAGATACTAGTAGTTCTAAGGGAGGCGCAGCATCGACAGTTAAGAAAAAGAAATATCCAGGAGGATTTGCTAACTTTGTTGGTGCTAACTCAGCTACAGGTTTATCTAGCCGTCCAGTACCTATAGTTATAGTAGATGAAGTAGACCTTTGTATAAAGAATGCTAATCGTCAAGGAAACCCTGTTAAACTTGCCCTTAGTAGGACAACTACATTTTTCGATAGGAAGGAGATTCTTCTCTCTTCGCCTAGTAACGATGAAGGGGAATCTGGAATTATTCCTTTCTGGGAAGATGGAACACAAGGTAAGTTGGAACGCGAATGCCCTAATATTAGCTGCCGGCATTATCAAGTACTAGACTTTGATAGGATGGATTTAGATAGTGCTATGCTAGCATGTGAGAAGTGTGGACAATACTTTCCTCAATGGAAGTGGCAGAGAGGTATAGGATTCTATCGATGGGTACATGCCCGAGATCATTCGACTACTGCTAGCTATTGGATATCAGGACTTGATAGTCCGTGGTTAGATTGGAAAGTAGATATGGTAGATGACTATCTATCATGTAAGAAGGTATTAGATGCTGGTGGTGATGATAGTCTAATGAGAGTATTTGTTAATACAAAGTTAACAAAGTACTACAAACGTAGAGGGAAGAAGATAGATATAGATTTGTATAGTGATAGGAGAGAGGTTTATAGCTGTCATTCATTAGGAATGGAAGTGCCTGATGATGTGGTAATTATAACTGCTGGAGTAGATGTGCAAGATAGTTTTATAGTCTATGATGTGGTAGGATGGGCCAGAGATAGAGAATCATTTAGTCTGGAGACTGGTAGTTTTCAAGGTGATCCTCGAATTCCTAACAGTGAAGTCTGGCAGCAACTAGATAACTTTGTCTATCGAAGACTATGGAGATATAGGGATGGTAGCTATATCAGAACTAGAATTACCTTTATTGATTCGGGTGGTCACTGTACAAATGATGTATATAAGTACTGTAAATCTAGACATCCTAGAGTATTTGCTATTAAAGGAGTAGAGTCGGAAGGTACATCGATAATTGTCAGTGATAGAACTAGTAGGAAAGCTAGGATAGCAGAAGGGATAAGGTTAGTAAAGGTAGGTAGTAACTATCTAAAGGATGAAATACAGAGTAGGATTGCAATCGAGAAGCCAGGTCCAGGTTACTGTCATTGGCCTAAGCTTCCTAATAACATGGATACTTGTGGTTATACTATAGAATACTTTGAAGAACTAACTAGCAATCAACGTGAGGTTACATTTGATAAGAGTGGATTTGCTAAGTTTAAATGGACTAAGAATAGAACCGATCAAGACGAAGCTTTGTCATGTCAGATTTATGCTAGAGCCGCACTTGAGTATTTGAAAGTTAAGTTAGATAAAATAGAGAAGGGAAGTACTAAGATTCAATTACAACCTTCAGATATAGAGGAAGTAGAAATAGGATTAGGTAAGTTAATATGTATAGATAGGACCAAGCAAAAGGTTAGGAAAGCTATTAACCAATATGGACAACCAACTAATCAGGCTATAATGGAGATAGGAGAAATAGAACAAGAAGCTAGACGTGAGCATCGAGAATTGGGAAAGGTTAGGGGATATGGTTTCTATGGAGCAGGAAATAATACTAGTTTTTAAATATGAGTGAGAATATCTATTTATATACGGCTATGGGAGCTATTCTAGGTGCAATGGGTATAACTGTAGATGTCTATTTGGGTGAACAACCAGGAGAGATAATTGTTAGTATCTGTGGACTTCCTTCTGAAGTTAATAGAGAAATGATAGTTAAGGCATTAAATAGACCAGAAGTAAGATCTTTGATAGAGATAGTAACAGTTAAGTTTATATGAAACTAACATGTGAGAAGTGTGGCAAACAAACGCTAGTCCTATATCGAACTAATGAAATAGGTATGGTTCCTGCTGAGTGGAGTTGTCGAGAGTGTGCAGAAGAATTAGATGAAGGAACAGTAGAGATATGTAACTTACTAACTAAGTCCTCTATTACAGAGATATCATAACGTTGTGATTTATACTCTAGATAAGGATGATCTAGTAGGTACAGGATTAGTAGTAGCAGATAGAGCAGTACTAGTTGATAGATATAGTTATGCGCTCTATCTTAAGTATAAAGACAAGTGGAAGTTTAGTTTTTCTATAGGCAATATCTATAGAATAGGAAATAAACATAAGATTTTATTCTATAGGGAACTATTAGGGTTGTTAGATGATGCTAGAAAAGTCTGGTTTATTAATGGGGATAAATTCGACTATCGGATAGTTAATCTGGCTATCCATGACAAGGGCGTATTATTTAGGTTTGACACCCAAATAATTGACTAACAATAACGCCCAAAAAAGATGTTATGATTGTTTCTCCAGGGATTCTTCGGGGATTATAGGGCTATAATCTCCAGGGTAAAATAACCCGCTCTTGACAGACCCGCGTGAGGCAGGTATATTGTTAGTGTAGTGTACATTAGCAATTACCTATGGAGGACCAAGAGATGTGATAAGTTAACCAAAAAGTTAGCTTTGGTAGAGCTACGTTTATGTTTGTTTGTTGGTTTCGAGTTAGTGTTAGTTAGTGAGTTAGTTAGTAGTCATGTTAGTCACCCGTCCATTATTAGTTTCCTTTCTTTTCTAATAGTGGACGGGATTTTTTCTTTGAATCATAACGTTATGAAATCATAGCCATATGGCAATACCTATAATAGAGATAGATCAGCCTTTCTGGGATATAGAAGTTATGCCTGCTGGTGGATTCCCTAGGTCGTTAATAGCTGAGATGATTAAAGCTATACTTAAGGGAATGAAGAAAGCTATCGAAAGTGGAGTAGTAGAGTATCATATAGGTAGTCGAAGTCTTCGAAGAATGTCTTTAAAGGAACTAACAGATTTCCTTAAGTTCTGGCAGTCACAAGATGCCATAGCTATTACTGGCGCAGGTTGGGGAATGGTAGCTAAGAGAGCATATCCAACAGATTATTAATATGGTTAGTAGAGTATCAGATTACGGAAAGTTAGTTGCTAGCAACGGGCATCGAAGGAAAGCAGCGATTCGAAAAGCGTTGAACCTGACATCAGTAGACTGGCAGAGAATGTCTGGTACTTATCCTAGCAATCGATATGGTTATGGCAACTATGGTGCTAGTCGAAGAAAGATAGCTAATGCGGAGTGGCAGGCTATTAGTGGTAGTGCCGATGAAGATATTATCTATAATCTTCCTCTATTACGAGTTAGAAGTAGAGATCTTTATATGGGCAGTCCAGTCTTAGGTGGGGCTGTTCTAACATTAAGAACTAATGTAATAGGAGAAGGATTAGTTCCCCTTCCACAGATAGATGGTGAGTATTTGGGAATGACTTCAGATGAGACAGCTAAGACTAATCTTTTGATTAAGAATGAATTTAAGTTATTTGGTGATACGGTAGAGTGTGATTGGAATCGACGAAATACGTTTGCAGAGTTAACAGATCTCGCATTTTGTAATGCATGTATAAGTGGAGATGTGTTAGGTTTGCTACCGATGAAGGAGAGGAAAGGTAGCATCTATGATACTAAGATTAGGTTAATAGAAGCTGATAGAGTTGCTAATCCTATTGGTCAGAACTTGATAGGTAAGTATACTAATGATGGAGTACCTAAGATCTTTGGTGGAGTAGAGTTAACAGATGATGGTGAAGTTGATGCTTATTGGATTTGTAATAGGCATCCAGGTTTTTCTAATTTTATCACACCTTCGGATGCTGCATTCACGCGGATTCCCGCGTTTGGTGAAGAAACTGGCAGACCAGTTGCTATGTTAATTGGTGAGTCAGAAAGACCAGAGCAAAGACGTAGTGTTCCCCTTGCTAGTAAATGTTTAACTGAATTGAAGCAGATACAGAGGTATATAGAATCGACTACAATTCAGAATGTTATTAAGAGTTACTTTTGCTCCTTTATTAAGTCGGAGATGCCTTCGACTGATATGTTTGATAGGATGTTAATAACAGATGAAGAATTGGAAGGATTAGTACAAAGAGATCCTTATAACATTAGGTTAGCTCCAGGGATAGTTAATTGGATGCGGCCTGGAGAAGAGATTAGCTTTCCTATTAATTCTGGTGCAGATCCACAATTCGAACCATTTGTAGTAGCTCTATGTAAGTTTATCGGAGGTTGTTTAGGTATTCCATTTGAAGTACTGCTTCAACATTTCTCGGCTAGTTATTCAGCATCGAGAGCAGCATTGCTAGCATTTTGGAAGAGAGTGAAGGTGCTTCGAAGAATGATTATTAATCAGTTCTGTCAACCATCCTATATAGCTTGGATGTTTGAAGCTATTAGTAAGGGAGTTTGGAAAGCTCCAGGATTCTTCGAAGATCCTCGCATATTTCAAGCATGGGTTAGGTGTGCATGGTCTGGTAGTTCGCAAGGTAGTATAGATCCATTAAAAGAGATAATGGCTAGCGAACGTAAAGTTAGAATGGGAGTTAGTACTCTTGAAATGGAATGTCTAGAACATAATGGTAGTGATTGGCGAGCCGTTACTGTACAGCAAGGAATAGAATGTAAGGCAGCTACAGCCGCATCATTAACTTATATCAGGAATCTAGACATGAAGGGTCAACCTATACTTAGTCTTGGTGTTAGTGAATCGGATACCGGAGATGGTGGTACAACAGATGATAGTAAAACATTAACGTTAGCGTTAGGAAACTAACTATGACTGAAAGTGAATGTGCAGCTTTAGTTCCTGGAACAATTATTGTTAAACCAAAAGAGGGAACTTATATGGTTGTTAGTAATGACCCTAATAGTAGAATGATAGGCATATCTGTTTTATCTGAGCTAGAAGGAGTAATGAAGTATAACAGTTTACAAGATGCAACTAAGCTATGAATGAAACAGAATGTGCAGCATTAGTAGCGGGTGATACTATATCTGATCCTCAAGGTATCCTTCAAGTATTGTTTAATGATACTACCCATAAGAAGGTAACAGTCTCTATGCTTCATAGCAAAGAAGGGACAATGAGTTATGATAGTTTAGGTGATGCTAGTATTATATCTGTTGGAGGTGGAGGTGGAGATGGTGCTCCTCCTAGCGGAGACTATGTAGCTAAGACTGGCGACACTATGTCAGGACCATTAGCTATTGCTATGGATACCTTACCTGAACTACATATTACCAGTGTTGCGGGAGATTTTAGTTTAGATCTCTCTTCTGGTGAACTAAAGTTTAGCAGGACTGCGGATGCTACTGGTTTAACTATGACTACTTATGGTTATAGTGCGCGAGGTTCATCAGGAGAGGGTGGTAATAAAACTGATCTTGGACTTAACTATATTGGCATTGCTAATAAGAGCTATCTAGAAGGTAGTCAAATAATTAGTTTGCTTCAACAATCAAATGGAGAACTTGCACTTGCAAGGGGTGCAACACAGATCTACCTAACTGATTTTGTTAATGGTCGTTTGGCTGTTGATCTTAGTAATTGTGTTCAGAAATCCGGCGATACTATGACTGGCACTTTGACTGTGTTAGGTCCAGAACAGTATTTGCTTTGTGAGAATCCATCTACTGGTGAGCAAGTTATGATTTCACCAGCTAACATTTTCTTTAAACGGCCGGAATTTAATGCTGCATTTTTTCTTAGAGCAGGTGAAGGAGGAAACCTATACTTTCAGGACCAAGCAACAGGTAAAGTTATACAGCTAACAGATTTGGCTGGTGCTTCAGTAGCAGTATCCCGAGCTACAGTTAAGGAGTTAGTTAGAGAAGTTCTACGTGAATTGTTAGCTATTTAATATTATGATAAAAGCATATTTGAAAGCGATTGTTAGGACTGGTGGTAAAGGCAAGATGGGAGTAGGGCTAGAAGTCTTTCGACTAGATACTGTTACAGATGAAGATGTAGAGTTAACAGATAGTGAAGCTGAAGAAGTTGAAGATAGTGATGTTAGTACTACAGCTATCATGCGTATCTACGAGAGTATAGGATTAGACTGGTGGACTGGCGAAGGTATAACTGCTAAGTCGTTTTCTAATCAGTTAGATGAATTAGGAAATATAAAGAGGTTAAACATTCATATTAACTGTCTAGGAGGAGATTGTCATACTGCGCAAGCTATACATTCAATTATAGCAGATTATAGTTGTGGGAAGAAAACTAGTTATATTGATGGTGTGTGTGCTAGTGCTGCTACAATTATCGCTAGTGCTGCTGACGAAGTTATCGCTAGACATAACACTAATTACATGGTCCATTACCCTTGGTCTGTATGTGTTGGTAATGCTAACGATATGAGCAAAGCTGCGGAAGATCTTGAGAAGTTAACTGTTCCAATTGTTAGTGTCTATAAAGAGCAAGTGAAGGGGAAGATAGATGAGAGCAAGATTAGACAGTTAATGGAGGAAGAAACATGGATGACTGCTAATGAAGCTTTAGACTATGGTTTTGTTGATAAGGTTAGAGGAAAGATTAACGCTATTGCTAGGGTTAATAAGAGTCATATAATGTGTAGTGGGCAGTTAATGAATTTTGGAAAGTATCATTATATGAATGTTCCTAACTATCCATTTAAGAAGGTTGAAAAAGAATCAGAAAGGAAAATAAAAATGGCAGATAGTACCGAAACGTTAACTCAGGAAATTATTAGAGATAGGTTTCCTGAAGTATATGCTAGTATTCAAACTGAAGCTAGACAAAGTGAACAAGCTAGGATAGCTAGTCTAGATGCTATGAATGGTCCAGGTTTAGAGGAGTTAATAACTGCTGCTAAAGCTGATGGGAGAACTCCAGATAAAATAGCTATGGAAGCTCTTAATATAACTAAACAACAGTTAACTAATGGAGGACAGTTAGCTGCTCTGAAACGAGATAGTCAAGCTGCTGGTTCTGTTAGTGCCGGCGATGCTCCGACTACTAAACCTCCAGCTTCTACTGATAAGAAGACAAAGGCAGTAGCTTTGTTAGATGCTGCTATTGCTAACAATAACAATAAAAGAGTTAGAGTTAGTAGAGTACAAGTTCAAAATCCACAAAGGAATTAAATCATAACGTTATGATAGGAAAGTAGGTACAAGCCTATGAGATTCACAACTAGTCAAACTAATGTAGGTGCTCCACTTACCATTGTTGGTAAGGACTTAGATGTAGGAGCAACTTTCAATGCGGACGTTAACCCTGCTGCTGGTAAGCAAAGAGCAGGAAGGTTTATGTCCTATGATCCTGCTAGCAAAACACTATCACCTTGGGATGGGTTAGCTGATGCTGCGGGTGGTAGTATATTTGGAGTATTAGCAGATGATCTTAATACAGATCTAGTTAATACTGAACCTGTTATGGTTTATAGGGCGGGAACATTCTTGCGACAGGAATTGGAAGCTGCTAACAATGCACACATTCCTCCTGGTGGTCCATTAGACCTAGCATTAAATGGTAAGAGCATATTCCTTGAATATAGCTATGAAGGTTATATTGGAGTAGATCCTGTACCATCTGGCGCAGAATCAATAGCAGAAGGTGTAACTCCTGCTAAGGCTAAGACAGAAGCTTCGAAAGCTACTGCTCCGAATCCTAGTCACGAACAATCTAATAAACACGGAAAGAAATAGTGTATGGCAGGACCAATTGTTAATAGTGTTGATTATGGGCAATTCACTACTATTGCTCTAATAGAGAGTTATAGTAGGAGAATTCCAGTACCCTCCTTTATTAGGGATACATTCTTCGGAACTAGGGATACTATGGATTCCGAGTTAGTTCAAATTGATAGTAAGATAGGAGGTAGAGGGTTAGCTCCATTTATCTTACCATTAGAGAATCAGGTAGTTGGTAGGAGACGACCTTTTAAGCAACAGTTTCTACCTGCTCCTGTCCTAGCACCTGCCAGGGTTATTACACCTAGAGAGTTGCGTGGTCCGACGATGGGAGAGACTCCATATAATTATAAAACTCCTGAAGAGAGGTTTGCAACTATCCTAACAGAAGATAGTACAGATATGGAGGAGGAGATTGGTAGGACTGAAGAGTGGATGTGCTGTCAGTGCATGTTTGCGGGTAGGATACCTATCAATTATCGAAACAAGACTAATGCAGTCATTGACTATGGATTTGTTAATGAAACTGCACTTAGTAAACCTTGGACAGATCCGACTGCTAGTCCATTAGACGATCTTCGACAAGTGCAAGGTAATCTTAACAGTAGTGGCTATGGTGGAAATATAGCAGTTTATGCTCCTGATGCATGGGAAGCTTTGTGGAAGAATCCTAATGTTAAGGATGCTATGAAGAATGTATTTCCACAATTTGTTCCATTTCAAGCGATTCCAGGACAAACAGAATTACCTTGGAATGGAGCTATGAGAGGACCATCATTTGTAGTTCCTCCTATGGAAAATTGGATCTACTATGCTACCTATAGCAAAGAAGATACTGCTAATGTTGGTAGGGAAATAGCTAAACCTTATGTTCCATCGGGATGTGTGCTAGTTGGTAGTAGTGATGTTAGGAATAGAATAGCTTATGGAATGGTTATCCAGATTGAACAGGAAGATGGACAATTCCATTATTACAACTTGGATAGAGTTCCTAAACTTGAATGTAATGTTAATAAGAATCTATTCATGCAGACTATTACTAGTCGTCCTGTTCCTATTCCTATTGACTTGTTGAGTTGGGCAGTTGTAACTGGTGCAGTATAAACTAACTATTAAGCTAACTAACATATGCAGTGTACATTAAAAACTAACGTGATTGCTAGGGATGGTACGTTCATTCCTCGTGGAAGTGTAATTGATAGGGAGGAACTACCCTCCCGTTTACGAACTAATCGACATATTGTAGCAGGTGTTGTTAAGATGGATAAGATAATTTCTCCTTATGATGAAGTAGAGATAGGAGAGGAATTAGATATAGAGGAAGGAGAAGGCTCACCTATGAAAGAGTTAGTCTTTCCTAAAACTAGACCTAAGTTTGGTAGACGATAAGCAATAATGGATGATATAGCAGAGCTAGAAGGAACTCTTAAGAGTCAGTTCGAATCTGACTTCATAGAAGTATTTGCTGAGATAACAGAGTTTGCTCGTACTATGACTTTCGAAATAGCAGATGGAAAGGTAGGAGTTAAACAATTTACTACCAATGTTGTCTGGGATACAGAAATTCTAAAAGAGCGAGCAGTAGTTCAGCAAATGGGTGTTTACTTAGGAGATGTTCTGCTATTCATAGCTAAACGATGGTTTAGTAGTGAACCACAACCAGAAGAGGTTATATACGAAATTAGACAGCTAGCACATAGAGAAGTTAAGGTAGGATGGAGAATATTAGATATAGTAGATGTGGAGAAAGTATATGAAGTTAGTTTAAGTAGGCTTACAACTATGATTTCATTGAAGTTCGATGCCCGAGACTTTATTAGGGGAGCTAAAAAGGCTGCTCAGTTAGGAAGAGACTTTCCTAAGCATACAGCAGCTAGTATTAACAAAGGCTTAGATAAAGGAAAGCCAGATGGTGCGGCAAGAGTAACTGCTATATATAATGTTGGAGAATGTCCTATTACTATCCATCGGGCTAGTGCTGGTAGTTTAAAAGGAGATCTAGAAGCTAGTGGAGGAATGAAACCAGCAACAGAATTTGGTCCTAGTAGTTCTGGAGGACAGCATCAGATTGTTAGTGTAGAAATTAAAAGAGGTAGTCGTAGACCTATTGTTAAAGGTAGTAGAGGACCAGGAATTAGTGGAGCGTTTATGCTACCAGATGGAAGGGTTATGGAAAGGAGATCAGAGAGTCATTATCCTATTAATCCTGTTTATACTATTGGTTATCCTCAAATGTTAGGAAGTAAAGCAGTTTCGAATCCGGTTAGAGATTTAATGGGGAGGATAGCAATCGAGGAATTAAGAAAGAGAATCAAATTTAAATGATAGTTTATGACATTAGGACAAGTAGGTTATGAAGCACATTGTAGCTCACTAGACTGGAAATCAGCTAGTGGAGAACCATTACCAGTATGGGACGATGCTAGTGCTAATATTAAGATAGCTTGGGAGTATGCAGCAGAGATAATTCGAGAAGCGGTAGGTGGTAGAAGAATTAGAGAAAAGGGAGATTACTAATGACAGTTCCAGAGCTTGAAGATGCACTAGTAGAATTTGTAGCTATGAATACTAGTGAACTTAGATATAGGTCAAATGAGATGACAGCAGGAGTAATAGCTCCAAGAGTATATAGTGGATTTATAGCTAGGAATCAAGTAGGTGAAATTATACCAGGAGATATAACTACCTATCCAGCGATAGTAATTAGAGCTAAACAAGGTGTACAATCTCAAGAGTATGAGAAGGTAACTGTTGAGATGTTAGTAGGTTGTTTTGATGATACTAAAGATCAGCAAGGGTATCGAGATGTGATGCAGCTTGTCGAGCGGCTTAAACAAAGGATTCGCGAGCAATCAGTTATTAGACAGAAGTTTCCTGTTAGGCTGCCACTCAATTGGCAAGTTAACAAGAGAAGTTCATCAGCAGGCGGACCTAGTAGTTATAATGAATATCCTTATTGGTTTGGTGAAATACAAGTAGACTTTCAACTACCTATTCCTGCTACACAGTATGATGCTAATAGTTTATCTACAGATTCAGGAGTAGGTAGATATGATGTTCCTATGTTAGAACAAGTAGAGCATTACGAGAACGGTTAGTCATGACAGAGCAACAAGAACAAATGGGACTAGCAATAGTCCAAGAATTCGAGGGTAGATATAAGGATGGTAAGTTAACTGTTTATAAACTACCTTCCGAAGATAAGGGAGGAACGTTTGAAGTTGCCGGAGTTAATGATAAGTACCATTATACAAAGGCGCATGAACTTCGAGAATTGATAAACAGAGGAGAGCATACTAAAGCAGAGTTAGAAGCTGCTAGGCATATTATTAGCTATACCGAACCAGTTAGGAAATTCTTTCCTAGTATACAATTGGCTGATGATAATCCTAACATAGAATTTCTTCTTCGAGATTGCGCATTTAATCGAGGATTGAAAGGAGTAGCAACTATTCTCCAGATAGCAATAGGAATGGTAGGGAAGGATATAGATGGAGTTATAGGTGATGAGTCTAAGGAAGCATTTGCTCTATGGTTAAAGAAACCATTAGATTTAGCTCTAATGATAACTGATGCTCGTGAAGAATATGAAAGAGGTAGCTATCCTTGGAAGTCTACAAAGCGTAATGAATCTTCTTCTTTGTGGAAAGGATTAGTTAATAGATGGCAGAAGGCACAGTTAGTTAGTGGGAGGTTTGTATAATATGGCAGAGGAAGAAAAAGTTAAAAATAGTATGTACATTGGACCTAGCATTCCTATCATAGGATTAAGAGGAAAGATGATAATACTAGGAAGTGAACCACCTCCACAGCTTAAATCATTGATTCAAACTAAGCCTGTGATTGGTAGTTTGTTTGTTCCTACTAGTAAAGTATTCGAAGCAGCCGAAAGAGTTAAGATTAAAGGAACATTAGAGAATATAGCTGCGGGGGAAGTTAGGAAATTTAATAGTGAGAGAAGGGAAAGAGAGAAGAAAGTTAGTAAACCAGAAGAGAGGAAGTTATAGCCTATGGCTGTCAGTTCATATAAACATGGTGTAACATGGAGAGATGTACCTACTTCAATAGTTGCACCAGTAGTAGCAGATAGTGGCATTCCATTCATAGTTGGTAGCACACCAGTGCATCAAATAAAGCCGGAGAATAGACCTAAGCCTAATACTCCAAGGGTTTATTATAGCTATGAGGATGCTGTTAGTGAAATGGGATATAGCAGTGATTGGAGAAGTTATACTCTTTGTCAAGCTGTCTATACTTATTTCGCTTTGTTTAACATTGGTCCTATTATTCTTAGTTATGTTAATGATGTTGATGACATGACTCTTAGAGGACCAGCAGTAGAAGATGATGCTTTTACTTTTAGAAAAGGTGTTGTTAGTTATATTAGTAAGAGTATAATTCCAGAAACGTTAGTTGTTAAGGATTCGGTTGGTCAAAATATTCTATACTGGAGCATGGCAAGATTCAGGTAAGGGAATATTAATGTATACTATCTCCGCTATTCCGGGAGGTGCTATACCTAGCGATCAAGATTATCCTGTTACACTTAGCTATGAACAAGTGTCTCCTATGAATGTGACTAAGAGTCAAATCATAGGTGGAATGGATATTGAGACTGGTCAATCAACTGGAATAGAAGTTATTGAAGATGTATTTCCGAGACATAGTATTGTGCCTGGAGTATTGCTAGTACCTTTCTGGACACAAGATCCTGAAGTTGCGGCAGTATGTTCAAATAAGGTAGATGAAATAAATGGTTGTTTCCGATGTATAACATTGACAGACATAGATAGTACTGTGGTTAAGAAACCTATGGATGTCTATGAATGGAAACAGAAGAATAACTATGTACATGGTAGGCAAGGTGCATTATGGCCTAGAGTAGGGTTGATGGATAAGGATATATGGCTATCTACTGAATTTGGAGCTAGGATATTAAAGACAGATAATGATAATGGTAACGTTCCTGTCGAAACTCCTAGTAATAAGGTTCTGGAGATGAATAAAACTTTAGTAGGACCATTTGATGTTAGTGTTGGTCCACCTAAAGAAATTATATTTTCGAAGGATTACGGAGATATGTTAAATGGACAAGGTATCCTAACTGCTATCAATTGGATAGGAGGATGGAAAGCATGGGGATCTAACATGGCTTGCTATCCATTTATTACAGATCCAAAAGATCGATGGATGCCTGCTAGGAGAATGACAGACTTTGTAGGAAATAGTTTAGTCCTAACAGTCTTTCAGAAGGTAGATAAACCAACTAATAGGAGATTGATTGATACTATAGTTGATACAACTAACATCTGGTTAAACAGTTTGGTTAGTAGTGGGAATGCTATGGGAGCTAGGGTAGAATTTAGACATGATGAGAATCCTGATACAGAGATGATTAATGGTCATTATCTGTTTCATGTGTATGAGTTTTTCCCATTGCCCGCAGAATGGATAGAGTTCAAACTAGAACTAGATCTTAGCTATTTGTCAGTTTTGTTTGAGGAATTGCAAGCAGCCTAATAAACTAAACAACTAGGAGAGGACTAACGATCTTCTCCTAGTTAATATAATAACGTTATGATTTCATAGGAGTTAAAATAGAAAGATATGCCCGGACCATTGTTGCCATTACAAGTTAACAATTACTCTGTCTGGAAAGATGGATGGAGATTTATAGGAATGTCAACTTTGACATTGCCTAATATACAGAATCTAACAGATGCTCTAAAGGGTAGTGGTTATGGAGGTGAGACTAACTATCCTGTACAAGCGCACTATCAAGATTGGGAAGTTACCTTTAACTTTAATTCTATTACTAGACAGTCTTTAGAATTAATGAGACAGCAAGCAATGCATGTTGAATGCATAGGAGGAATCGAATATCAAGATCCTGGATCACATATGGTTAGTATAGGTCAATGGCGTTTAGCTATGATAATACTACCAAAAGGTTTTGATCTAGCTAATTTTGAGGTAGGAACTAAACAAGCAGTTGCTATTCTTTGTGGATGTACTTATATCAAAGGAGTATATAACGGAGAGACAGTATTTGAGAAAGATAAGGTTAATCTAGTTGATGATGTTCTACATACTGACTATGGGCAGCCGATTAGAACAGCAATAGGAATGTAATTATTAGGGAGAGAGTAAGTTGCTCTCTCCTAAACGACAAAGGAGGTTAGGTGAAATATATACTATCAAAGCCGACACAGTTAAATGGTAAGGAATATACTGAAATTGACATGGATATAGAATCTCTAATTGGAGATGATATCTGTGAGTTAGAAGCTGGTTTTAGAACTTTGTATAGAGGTGATGGTGCATCTATGATTCCAGATATGGATTCTAGATATCTAGTTATGGTAGCTGGAAGATGTGCTAAGATTAATCCAAAGGACTTAGGACAGTTAGGAGCACAAGACTTTAAAGCTCTTTGTACGAATGTAAGAAATTTTTTATTAGAGAGGGTATAGCTAGTGCTGATGAGTTGATGCGATTTTGCCTAGCAATGAGTAGTCACTATCATAGCTCGCCTGACTATTGGTTAAAAATGCCATTAGCAAAATTGGAAGGGTGGGCTAAAGTAGCTATACAGATGATAGAGGAACAAAATAGACGACAGCAACAAAGACAAGGTTAGGTTAGTTTATGGCTGAAGCTAAATCAGTTGATTTAAACTTAAATATAATAGCACATCTGAAAGGGGTAGAAGGTGCTTTTAATAAGTTAACAGGTTTAATGGGAGGAGTAGCTAGACAAGCCAAATCTTTGACGCTAGGTTTTGGAAAGATGGTAGGTGCTGGAGCCGCTCTGGCATTAGGTTTTAAGGCTTTCGAAGGGGTTGGTAAATTCATGGCAGGAGCAGTAGCAGAAGCTAAGGCGGCACAGAAAGCAGAAGATAAGTTAAGTTTAGCTTTACAAAGAAATGCTAAGTTACAGAAGATAGAAGCTATTAAACCAGGAACTATCAAAGGACAACAAGAGGAGTTAAATGCACTAGCAAATGATCTAGAAAAGACAGGAGTAGTTGCAGCTACTTCTATGAAAACTGGTTTTGCTGGATTAGGACAAGCAGGTTTTGGTCCAAAAAAGATAGCTGAAATGTCGAAGGGTTTTGAAGGAACTGTAATTGCTTTAAAAGGAGTAGGTGCTAGTGCTGATGAAGTTGAAAATGTTACTGGTCAGTTAAGAGGTTTTATTAAGTCGGGGATGCTATCAAAGAAAAGTCCTCTAGCTAAACTATTTTCTGCAGAAGAGTTAGCAAAAGTTAAGAAGATGAAGAGCGAGACTGCTAGAGCTGCTCTCGCATATGATGTAATTAGAAGACAAGAAGGTAGGGTAGATCAAGCACTAACAACCCATGCTGGTAAGGTATTTGTAGCTGAACAAGCCTATCGACGATTACAGGAAACTATAGGTAAACCATTACTAGAATCACAGTTAGCATGGAAGCAAGTATTAAATGCTACTGCATTAGCAATTGAACCAATTGCAGAGAGGATTGCTAATACATTAACTCCTGCTATTAAAAGTTTTTCTAATTGGTTAGTTGAACAAACTCCTATCATTCGAGCATGGGGAAAGAATTTGGAGGAAGGATTTGTAGCTGCTAAGGGAGCTTTTGCTGTGCTAGGAGATTGGGCAGGAATGGCATGGGAAGATGTAATGGATTCGATGGCAGAGGGAGCAGGAAAGTTAAATGCAATATTAATAGAACCTGTGAAGAAAGCATTAGCACCAGTCTGGGAACCGTTAGTTGCTGGTGCTAATGAAATATGGAGTAAGGTGCAAGGTCCATTAGAAGGATCAATGAAAGGTATTAAAGCCTATATAAAAGGACAAATTACATTTGATGATTTGAAAGCTATCCTTAAAACTAACTGGCAGCTAATGTGGATGGGGTTAGGAAAGATAGATTTTCAAAAGATGTATGATGATGTTAAGGCAGGTTTTGATAAGATAGATTGGGGAGGTATATTTACTGCGGCAGGTAATACAGCAAAATTAAGTTGGGA